TGTCATCACGACCGGCACAGTCGGCGGTGTGTCCGTGGTCGGCGAAGTTGTCTTTCGATTCACACTCTCACGCAGCGCCGCCGCAGTCGATTTGGCAAACGGGACTGATGGCCTCGGCGCGATCAAGACCGACACTGCCGCTATCCTGGTGGATACCGGAACTACACTGGATGCGGCTCTGGCAGTTGTGGACGCCAATGTGGACGCAATCTTGGTTGACACCGCAGAGATCGGGGCTGCGGGTGCTGGCTTGACCGCTCTTGCGACCGCAGCGAACTTGGCGACCGTAGACACAGTTGCCGATGCTATCAAAGTGCAAACCGACAAACTCACGTTTACTGTGGCGAACCAAGTGGACGCGAATATGCAATATATCAACGATACCGCACTAACCGGAAACGGCAGCGGTACACCTTGGGGGCCGGTTTGATTCTAACTGGCTGGGTTGACAACGCATGGGCTAATGGCTCATGGGTAGCCGCGTCTTGGGGTGTTTCCGTTGTCATAGATACCCATGATAGCGCTGACCCTACAAAGCGCAGAGACCAGGACTTCAAGGAGCATCGCGAACGGTTGCGCGAGCAGATCAGGCATGCTATTGAGGGCACGCCAGACGAATTGGAGATCGAGGATGATCCGGTGGTTCAGGGAATCATCGCGCCCGTCAAGTCAGAACCTTACCGGCTTACCCTGTCGGATTACGAAACAATCCACGCCAAGCTCATGGACCGCATCGATGCGATGGAAATGGCGGCTAACGAAGAAGATGAAGATGTGCTGTTACTTTTCCACTGATCGATGAATCCTAGTGGCCCAATGAGCTATCGCCCTACATCCGTTGATTGTCTTGTTGACTTGCCAAATCAAGGCAAGTCGCTGCTCATGGCAAAGAATCAATCTGCATTGCAGACAATCGTCGGCGCTACTGGCGGCGGCGGTGTAGGGCCGGAAGGCCCGCAAGGTCAGCAGGGTATTCAAGGCGTACCAGGCAATGACGGTGCAACAGGATCTCAAGGGGCACAAGGTATTCAGGGTGTTCCAGGAAATGATGGCGCTGCTGGCTCTGACGGCGCGCAAGGATTGCAGGGTATTCAGGGGATTGCCGGTAATGACGGCGCAGCAGGGGCACAGGGTCAGCAAGGAATACAAGGAATACCAGGAGATAACGGTGCGCAAGGCGCTCCAGGTGCGGATGGGGCACAAGGCATCCAAGGGATACAGGGCATCCAAGGTGTGCAGGGACAGCAGGGCGATCAAGGTCCAGCGGCGGCTTGGGGCGATGTTACCGGAACACTGTCGAATCAGACTGATCTGCAAACAGCATTAAACGGTAAGCAGGCGTCGGGCAACTATGCAACTGGGACAGGCACAGCGAACGGCACGAATACCGGAGATCAGACGATCACGTTGACCGGCGATATAACCGGGACTGGAACCGGAAGTTTCGCCACAGCCATAGGCGCTAGCAAGGTGACGGACGCCATGAAGGTCGAGACTTCTGCTGCCACTTCTGCGACAACCGGCACGATGACGGTCAGTATGACGAGCGAGATCATCACGATCACGCCGACCGGGGCCTGCACGTTCAACGCAAGCGGTGGCAGGGTTGGCCGCATCATCACGTTCAGCATTACGACGAGCGGCACAACGAGTTTTACGCTTACATGGGGAACGAACTTTCGTAAGGTTGGAACGCTTGCGACCGGGACGACTTCTGCGCGTTTCTTCGCGGTCACATTCCGATGCCTTGGCAACGGAACAACGTGGCAGGAGATCGCACGAACTGCGGTGCAGACGTGAATGCTCGCCTACAAACTATTCGGTTCCGGCCTGAACACGCTCACCGTAGCGTCGCTGACGGACGTTGCCACAGGATTGACGGCGACCGGAACAGTACAGGGAGATGCGTATGAGTGTACTTCTGCCAAAAATTCGTTCACGACCGTCGCTGCTGGCGCGGGTGCGATTATGGATTCGGACGCTGCTCCGGGGGATTCGCAGATGATCTATAACGGCGGCTCGAATGCCTTGTCCGTTTATCCCCCGAGCAGCGCCAGGATCAACGCGCTTGCGGTGAATGCGGCCATGCTGCTGCCGACGAACACGGCTTGCGAGTTCCACTGCCTTTCCACAACGCTATGGACGGGGATACTCAGCCGATGAAACGCTCCTACGTCCAGATTAACGGGCGGCTTTACGAGCGCGGGCATGAGCCTGTCTCCGAAGGCCCGATGGTCATTGACGACATCTCCCCCTATCGCTCGCAAGCTACCGGAGAAATGATTACCTCGCGCAGCAAGCACCGCGAGCATCTGCGGCAGCATGACTGCGTAGAAATCGGCGATCAGGTGCATCATCTGCAAGTTAGGCGACCTGATTTCGAGTCTCCGCAACGCAAGGAATTGATCCGCGCTCAGATAGACGCGATGAGCCACGCGGAATTCAAGCGCGCTCTACAGCGCGACATAGAGCGCGTCAAATGGAATTCACGCGGACTTCCGCGAGCAAAAGACTAGGAGAACATCATGGCACTCGCATTGGACATCATGAAAGGCGGATTTTCCGCAGGATCGGCCAAAGCCATCGGCGGACAGGTGCACAGCGCTGTTTCTGCGGCAGGCACCGCTATTGGCACTGCAACACTGATCACGGCGAGCATCAGCGTGGTAACGACTGCGGCGGCCTCCAGCGGCGTACAGTTGCCGAATACCGAGGTAGGAGATTCCGTGGAAATTCTGAATCTCGGGGCGAATGCGGTAACGGTCTACCCGGACACCAGCAGTTCTCGGATCAACGCCTTGGCAGCCGCCTCTGGCTTTCTGCTGGCGACGAATACCGCAGTTATCTTGCGTAAATTCACCAGCACACGCTGGGCTGGATTTCTGAGCGCGTAACGGAATAACCAGGAGCCACACATGGCCGGATCACTTCGGGATCAACTAGAAGCAAGTTACGACAAGATCGTTACTGTGCCGGACGCGCCCGTAGTAGACGCGCCTGTTGAAACGCCAGCGCCGGTAGAGACGCCGACATCGCCTCCATCCTCGCGCATCACAGAGGCTCCTAAGGCAGCACCAAAGGCAGCGCCGACCGGCGAGGAACGCGCTCGCGGGCCTGACGGGAAATTCATCGAGAAAGAGGCTGCGCCCGCCGTACAAACAGCAGCCAAAGTACATCCGGCCAAGGTGGTTGCGCCAGAGATCCCGGTAGCTCCTGTTGTTCCAGCCAAGCTGCGCCCACCGCGCCCATCTTCGTGGAAAAAGGAATACTGGGATCAATGGGAGAAACTTGACCCCTCGCTTGCCGAGTACCTGCATACCAGAGAAAGCCAGTATGCAAACGGTGTATCCACCTACAAAGCCGAGGCTGAGGCCGCAAAGCCTCTCATGGAAGCGGTCAGCCAGTTCTTGCCTGAATTGCAGCAGCACGGCATAGAGCCTACGAAGTGGATTTCTAGCCTCGGCCAAGCGCACAGGATTCTCTCGCTAGGCTCACCGCAGCAAAAACTCCAGATGTTCGCCAAGCTCTCGCAGGACTATGGCGTGCCGGTACAGGCGCTCCTGGACCCGCAGGCGCAGCAGCAATATCTGGCCCAAGGACAGAATCAACAGCCTTATCAGCCTCCGCAGCAACGTCCGCTTACGCGCGACGAAGCGCAAAAGCTGTTTCAGGAACAATTCCTGCGAGTCAATAGCGAACAGGAATTGCAGCAATTCTCCGCCAACGTGGAGAAGCACCCGCACTACGATGAGGTAAGAGCTACGATGGCTGCACTCCTGCAGTCAAACCTTGCTGACGACCTCGAAAGCGCTTATCAGACCGCACTACGGCACCCGCGACACCAGGCGTTGTGGGACTCTATCCAGGAACAGGAACGAGTATCCCAGGAAGAAGTACGTCGCCAAGCCGAAGCACAGCGAGTTTTGAAGGCGAAGGCCAAAGCGGTAAGCAGCCCCTCGGCAACACCGAGCGGCCCAGGCTCCGAAGAAAAGGCCACAGGTCTGCGCTCCACCATCGAATCCGCATGGGAAAAGCATGCCGGTGGGGGCAGGGTTTAGGACTGTAACAGGAGAAATATATGGCATTCGCCAATGCAGACATCAGCGACATCATCGCTACTACGATTGAAAATCGTAGCGGTGACTTGGCTGATAACGTAACGAACAACAATGCCCTCCTTCGCAAGTTGAAGGCTAAAGGCAATGTGCGTCCGTTCGGCGGCGGTCGGAATATTCTTGAAGAGATCATGTATTCCGAAGCCGCAAGCATTCAGACCAATAGTTATAGCGGTTACGAGACAATCGGCATCGGGCAAAACAGCCCTCTTAGCGCTGCCTCGTTCGACATCAAGCAATACGCGGGTTCTGTAACGATGAGCGGTCTTGAAGGGCTGCAAAACAGCGGCAAAGAAGCGATCATCGACCTGCTGGACGGAAGGATGAAGGTTGCGGAAGCGCAACTGGCTAACCGTATCGACTACGATTGTTATCAGGATGGAACAGGAAACGCCGGGAAAAACATCGTCGGCCTTGCTCTTGCCATCCCCGATACGCCCACCAGCGGCACGTATGGCGGCATTTCCCGCTCTACGTGGACATTCTGGCAATCGCAGAGCTATAGCGGTGTAACAGACGGCGGTGCTGCAGTGAGCGCGGCGAACATTCAAGCGTACATGACTTCGCTTGCTCTGTCGCTCGTTCGCGGAGCGGACAAGCCTGATCTGTGGATCGCGGACTCGACGTACTTTGCCTTCTATCTGAACTCGCTGCAAGCAATTCAGCGGATCAGTTCGGAAACGGGGAGCGGTACTGCGGGCGCGGGATTCCCATCGCTGAAATTCTACGGTGCTGGCATGGGTTCAGATGTGGTAATGGGTTCTGGCGTCAATGGTGCGGTAAACGTCGCCGGTACTACAGGCGGCGCGACTTCCGCGCACATGTGGGCGCTTAACACCAACTACATTTTCTTCCGTCCACACAAAGATCGTAACTTCGTTCCGATTGGCGGAGAACGCCAGTCCGTGAACCAGGATGCTATCGTGAAGCTGATTGGCTGGGCTGGCAACATGACTAGCTCTGGTCCGCAGTTTTCCGGCGTTCTGATCGCCTAAGGAGAAATGTATGGCAACGCAAACCTCAAGCCTCATCGGTGCATCTCTCGACGCCAGCAGCAGCAATGCCACTGCCTTGTTTGCCCTTGGAAGTGTCGCGGAAGGTACTAACGGAACAAGATGGGAATATGTGCAGGCGACCGCCACGTTCGTTACTGGTGAGTTTGTCCTGCTTAACTCGTTTGGCACGGCAAAGACTCTGCTGACAGCACTGCTCACCTTCTCAACTCCCGAGGGGATTGATATGGCAGTGTGCCAAGGGTTAATCAACCAGGGAGAACACGGCTGGGTAGCCAAGCAGGGTCGTGGTCTGTATGTGCTTTGCACCGGCACTTTGGCGGTTGGAGCCTTAATCGGCTTTGGTGCCAATAGCGGCAGGCTCATTGGTCAAGCTGGTGCTGCTGTCGGTAACACCATGTTGGGTGTTTACCTCGTCAGTGCCGCCCCTGATCCTTCAGGGCAAGTCGTTACACTGGCCACTATTACGTGGCCGCGTGTGATTGGCGCGCAATAACATGCGTAACGCCGAATGTCTCAATGTTGATAGGCAGCATGATCCAGATATTGGCTGGATGCCGCTTATCGTCAAGGGAATGCTCGCAAATTCCGTAGAGGATATTTCACGGAATATCGAGCACGCCCTTGGACTGGATTACATCCCGTTCAATGAGTTAATCGGCACGAAGTCGGGGGCCGTTGCCGTCGTTGGCAGCGGCCCTTCTCTAAAGACGAATTGGCAGGAGTTGAAAGACTTTGATGGAGACATCATCGCTTGCAACGCTGCATGCCAATTCCTTTTAGATAAGGGCATAGTCCCCAAGTACATGATGTGCTTTGACGCTGATCCGCTGGTGCTGGAATTCTTCACTCCGCACCAGGACATTACCTACCTGATCGCTTCGCGCTGCGTGCCAAAGGCATTCGAGATACTGAAAGATTGCCGCATCGTCGTGTGGCACGCCGCAGGAGATGAGAATATCCGAACCATTCTCGAACGGCGCAAAATCATGGAACCCATGATAGTCGGCGGCAGCGCAGCCGTTACGCGAGCGATGATAATTGCGCTCCCAATTGGCTACAAGGAAGTGCATACGTACGGTGCGGATAGTTCTTTTGCTTCCGGCGACACGCATATCAGGCAGAGCACCACGGTAGAGCGCCGCATGGCGGTCAAGTGCAACGGTCGCGTATTCGAGACAGCACCATGGATGACAGTTCAGGTAGAGGATTTGAAGCAACTGACGCCATTGCTCAAGCGTCTAAAGATCAAAGTATTCGCCCACGGCGATGGCCTTCTTCAGCACGTCGCCAGAGAACTAGGCTTCAGGACGGACTACGAAAACGTGGTGCAGCAATGGCTACGCGAGTTTAAGAGAGATTGGAAGCGCAAAGCCACAATCCTGTGGCAGCACATATAGGAGCATATACATGCTTGCAAGCGACCTGAACAACGCTGAATTCGCCAATCCGATGGACCCGGAGGCGATGCTGCACGTAGAGTTTTACTGGAATGCGCCGATCAGCAAGTGGCAGTCGGAATTATCTGGAAAGGAAGTACGCGGAGCGCGTATTCCGTTCGTGCGGATCATGCGTCCAGGGGATAACACCAGCATTCACGAAACAGCAGTGCGCGACGATCACAAGCGCCGCTGGCCGCAGAAGTGGCTGGCGTGGCAGATGAAGGAAGGGTTGATCGAGGGTGGCGCTGAAATTCCTGGCTGGAAAATCGAGGAATGGCCGGTCATCAATGACGAGCAACGGCACGAACTGAAGTATCTGCGTTTCTTCACCGTGGAGCAGATTGCTGGTGCGTCAGATGCTCAGGTTCAACGCCTTGGGATTGGAGGGATTGGGATGCGTGAACAAGCGCGAGTTGCACTGAAGGAACGCAACCGCGCAGAATACAAGGCTGAACTTGAGGCCAAGGACAAGGAACTTCTGGACATGAAGGCTCGGTTGGCGAAGCTGGAGGCTACTCTTACGCCTGTAAAGCAGGACACGCTGACGCTGCCAAAGGGGAAGTAAATGGCTAACTCCACGCTCCTATCGCTATTCCAGACGACCCTGCAAGGAATGGGCGTGGCAACCTATGGGACGCCTGCAACGGTCATTGGGAACACGAATCAGGACGTGGTGCAGACGTTGGCGCTAGTCAACATCGCTGGCGGCGAATTAAACCGGCAGCACGAATGGCAACAGGCGGTGAAGCAATACATCTTAGAGGCGTCCTTTTTCAGCTATACCGGGGATACTACGGTAGGCAGTGCAAGCCTTACGAATATGTCCAGCATCGCTAGCCTTGATGTGACGTTTGCTTGCACTGGAACCGGAATTCCGCAAGACGCTCGCATCAGTGCTGCGCCAGCAGGATCAACGGTAGTGTTGAATAGAGAGGCAACGGTAGCCGGAACGACCTCTACATTCACGTTCTCGAAAATCCTGTTTGCGCTGCCTAGCGACTTAGACAGGATAGTGGACGCTACGCAGTGGGATGACTCCAGGCGCTGGAGCATGATGGGGCCTAAGACAGCGCAGGAACGCGAATTCCTGCGTAACGGCTTCATTGCTAGCGCGCCCCGTATTCGGTTCTGGCAGATGGGCGGCTACTTTCAAATCTGGCCTCCGCTCGGCACGGATGAAGTGCTGTCCTATGAGTACGTCAGCAAGTGGTGGATTCTGGCAACTGCGCCAGCAACGCCAGCGCCGACCAAGGAACTGTTCACGGTGGACACGGACACCTGCATGTTTCCAGACCCGCTGATGCGAGCACTTATCAAGCTCAAGTATTGGGAGGCCAAGGGTTTCGACACTACTGCACCAATGCGCGATTATGCGATGCAGCTTGATCTAGCCAAGGCACATGATGCGGGGTCTAAAGACCTATCGATGGGCGCAAGACAGGGCCAGGTGCTGATGGGCTGGGGCAATATCCCCGACAGCGGCTATGGCCTCTAGGTACGGACAGCGGCAGCGGGTAAAGGCCGAAGGGCCGATGCACTCTCTGCAGCGCACGTTTCAGCGCAACCGCGCTACGTCCGTATCTCTCCCGGCCCCGGTCGGCGGCTGGAACGCGAGAGACTCCATCGCGGACATGGCTCCAGACGATGCCGTGATTCTGACGAATCTTGTTCCGGCTACCACGTCAGTTGTGCTGCGCTCCGGCTTCTCGAAATACTCTACTGGCTATGGCGCGCAAGTCGAAACAGTGATTGCCTATTCAGGTTCTACCACCACAAAACTTAAGGCGATTGCTGGCGGTGGTATCTACGATGCGACGGCGGGCGGGGCTATCGGGGCTGCCGAAGTCTCCGGCCTCACGAATTCACGCTGGCAGTATGTCAATCTGACTACCGCAGGCGGCAGTTTTATCGAGATGGTGAATGGAGCCGATGGTGTCTATACCTATGATGGCACTACGTGGGTAGACCGCAGCGCAAGCATTGCTGGGGTCACAGCAGCGAATCTCACGAACATCAATAGCTTCAAGAACCGGCTCTGGTTCACCGAAGCCGGAACGCTGAAGGCATGGTATCTGCCTACGCAATCAATCACCGGCACTGCTGCGGCCCTTGACCTTAGCGCGTTCGCCCCGCACGGCGGATACCTGATGGCGATGGGTACGTGGACGATTGACGCAGGATACGGCGTTGATGACCTAGCGGTGTTCGTCACCAACAACGGCGATGTGTTGGTCTATCGAGGCACAGACCCATCTAGCGCCTCGACGTGGGCGCTTGTCGGTGTCTGGTGGGTCGGCTCCCCAGTTGGGCGGCGCTGCTTCGTGAAATGGAAAGGCGAACTCCTGATTATTTGCCAGGATGGGTTGATGCCCATGTCCGGGGCGCTTCAGTCATCGCGTGTTAATCCACGCGTGGCGCTCACTGACAAGATACAGTCGGAAATGGGGTCTGCCGTTGTGAGTTATGGGAGCAACTTCGGCTGGCAAGTAATTCCCTTCCCGCAGCAGGACTTGCTTATCCTCAATGTACCTGTCACCACAGGGAACTCGCAGCAGCAATTCGTAATGAACACCATCACCGGGGGGTGGTGCAATTTCACCGGCTGGAATGCTAACTGCTTTGAACTGTACAACGATGAACTGTACTTCGGCGGCCCTACTTACGTTGCTAAAGCGTGGGATACCGCAGAGGACGATGGAGGCTCAATCGCCATTGATGGACTGCAAGCCTTCAACTATTTCGGCTCGCGCGGGCAGCTAAAGCGCTTCACCATGATGCGCCCGATGCTGCGGATTAATTCTACGCAGACGGTGAACGCCGGAATGAACGTGGATTTTGACCAATCAGCGCCGGTTTCCTCAATCGGTACTGCGTCGTTCTCTGGTGCGCTGTGGGATACCGCGCTATGGGATAGCGGTCTATGGTCAAGCACGCTATCGGTGTCTGCGGTGTGGCAGGGCGCTACTGGCGTAGGCTACTGCGGCGCTCCACACTTGCAAGCGAATCTAGACGGGGCGTCCCTGGAATGGTTGAGCACGGACGTTGTGCTTGAGCCTGGGGCCATCGTGTGACCTACGCGGTCTCCCTTGAAACTATCGAGCAGAGCTATGCGGAGCTTGAGCCTTTATACCGGCAGCACTACGCGGCTATGTGGGAACGGATGGCCGCGCAGGGCGTGCAGATGTCGTCTTACAATCCTCGTTTCGAGCAGTACGACAAGGCGAGCAAAGAGGGCTGGCTGCTGACTTTCGTCATGCGTAGCGACGGGAAGGCGGTAGGGTATTCGAATATCTACGTGACGAACGACATGCACAATGGCGACTTGATCGCGCAAGAGGATACAATATACGTGGTGCCTCAGCACCGAAATGGCAGCGGACGATTACTTGCCCGCTTCGTGCACGCTGAATTGAAAGCGCGCGGAGTGAAAAGGCTCAATGTGACGACCGCTACTGATCTGCGAGTTTCAAAGTGGCTGGAACGTCAGGGCTATAAACACACCGCGCACTGCATGACCTTGACGTTCTAGGAGGTTTGTATGTGCGCTGGATCGCCACCGCCTGCCCCTGATTACAAGGGTGCGGCTGAAGCTACTGGCAGATCGCAACAGGTCAGCCAGTACACGCCCTACGGCTCGCAAGTATATTCGGCTGATCCTACTAGCCCATCAGGGTATAGATCAGACATCACGCTATCTCCAGATGCGCAGGGCGCGTTGGACACGCAGATGGGACTCTCGAAAGAGATGGGAACGCTAGCGCAAGAGCAGATTCCAGGCGTGCGCGAGCAGTATTCGCAGCCAATGGATCAGTCCTCTGTACAGGACATTGCGAACAAGTCTTATGAAGCGCAAACCTCACGGCTCGATCCTCAGTGGAACCAGCGCGAGGATCAGACGCGCACGCGTTTGGCGAATCAAGGCTTGATGTCGGGCGGAGAAGCCTACGGCAACGAGATGCGCGACTTTAACGCCGCGCGCAACGATGCTTACCAGCAGGCGAATCTCGCCTCGATTGCGACGATGCCGCAGACATATCAGCTTGCATCCAGCACCTATAACCAGCCGTTGAATACGCTGAACGCACTGCGTACTGGAGCGCAGATTCAGAATCCGCAATTCGGTCAGGGATTGGCCGCTACGGATTATTCTGGAGCAACCAAGGCCGCAGGACAGTATGCTGGGAACATCTATAACCAAGATGTTGCGCAGGCCAATTCCCAACAGCAAAGTGCTGCAACTATGGCGCTGATGTATGCGCTACTTGCGTGAGGCATTAGATGCCCAACCAAATTTCTACTGTCGGCTTCGGGAGTCCATATGCGTCTGAACAGATGGACATTCAGCGCAAGCAAAAACTTGCGCAGCTACTCCAGCAACAAGCATTGACCCCCATAGAGCAAGGCGCTACGCCGCCAGGGGGCTTTACGCCGCGCACTAGTCCACTGCAAGGACTAGCGAAGATCATGCAAGGCTATGTAGGACAGCAGCGCGAAAAGGGTGCGCAGACGCAGCAAACGGAACTCGCTCAACGCATGCAGCAGGAGCGCCAGCAGGCACTAGCGCAGGCGATGATGCAGGGCCAAGGCTCTCCGCAGCCAGCGCCAGAACAGGGCGGGGGGCCTGCGATGCCGCCGAATCCGATGGGGGCCGCTCAGGGGCTTGCCGGGGCGAACGATCCTGCGCTGCAGCAGGCTGGACTGCAAATGATCGGCAAGCAGATGGAAGCGCAGATGCCGCAGCGACCGCCAAATCCGCAGCAGATGGCGTTCCAGCAGCAAGAGGCCGAAGCAAAGCGCCAAGCTACAGAATCAGCCGCTGGCATGGCATCGGCGGACAGGTTGCAGCGTGAGCAGGCCGCACGGCAACAACAGGGAGATATGGCGCGTCTGACGGCATCGTTGCGGCCCGATCCAATGGCGACTAAACCACCGCCCGGTTATAGACCTTCCGCCGCTGGCGATCTTGAAGCTATCCCCGGTGGACCTGCGGACATGAAACTGAAAGGGCAGTTTAACCAAGATACCGGCATTCTTCAGGCGTCCACTTCAGGTCTGGATAGGCTCGGGGCCGAAGCGAATGCGCTACTTAACCATCCAGGTCTTAGCAAATCTACCGGGCTAATGTCGGTAGTCCCCGGCGTTGGTGGATTGGCTTCGATTCCTGGCACTGATGCGGCCAACTTCAAGGCGCGGCTTGATACGCTGAAATCTCAGGTCGGCTTCTCTGTTCTGCAGGAAATGCGCAATAACTCCAAGACTGGCGGAGCGCTAGGCCAAGTGTCCGACCGTGAAAACGTGATGCTGCAAAACAACCTTGCCGCCCTTGATCGCGCGCAGTCTGAACCTGAATTCAAGGAAGCACTTAAACGCATCGTCACATATACGGACGCCGCCAAGGACAGGCTGCGCGGTGCGTTCAACATGAAGCATGGCGACGTGCAGGAACAAACGCCGCAGCGCCGTTCTACTGACAAGCCAGCAAGCAAGTTGACGCCGCAGGAGCAGCAAGAACTTGATGCGCTGAGGAAGCGTTTTGGACGATAGGGACGAACTGCAAGCGTTGCGCCGCATGGCGGAGTTGGAAGCCAAGGCCGCGCCTACTTCACAAGCAGCCGCGCCTGGAAGTGAGCCGCTGCCGTCTACTATGGACAGGCTCAAGAGCATGGGAGGCGCAGTAGGCAAGGGCCTCATTATGGGAGGTCCTCTCGGCGCTGGTGCTGCTGGCATGGGCGAAGGACTAAAGCAATTTGGTCAAGGCATGGATAAGGCCGCATACAACGCTGGCGGCGGCGTAACTGATCTGCTAGCAGGCAAGGTATCACCTGAAGTGGCCGGTGGTGCAGGCTATGCCGCTAATGTGGCTACGCAGGCAATCCCTGTTGCGCTTGGTGGACTGATCGGTAAGGGGGCGCAGCCAGCAATACAGTCTGTCGGAAAGGGTGTAATGCAAAGCGCCCTGAAACCTACCGGCAAAGATTTGGCTAGTGGCGATGCCGCAAAAGCCGTGAAAACACTGCTGGACGAAGGCGTGAATGTTTCCTCTGGAGGAGCGGCAAAGCTGCAGGCTTCCATTGATGCGCTAAACAGAGATGTAACGCAACGCATTGCTACTTCTCCGGCAACCGTAAGTCGTGCACGCCCTGCTGGAGAAATAGCGAAAACGCTGAATAAATTTAAGCAGCAGGTAAATCCTGCGGCGGATGAGCGGGCCATTCTTGATACTTGGAAGGAATTTACTCAGCGATTCGGACCTGAGATGTCTATTCAGAAAGCTCAGGCAGCGAAGCAAGGCACCTATAAGGCGCTTGCAGGCAAGTACGGTGAGGTAGGAAGCGCGGCGACAGAGGCTCAGAAAGCACTTGCGCGCGGTCTACGGCAAGGGATTGAAAAGCAGATTCCAGAAGTCGCGCAATTGAACGCAAAGGAATCCGCGCTTATCAATGCGCTCGATCAGACTGAGCGCAGAGTTGGTATCGCAGGCAACAGGGACATTGGCGGTTTGGCGTGGATCGCCAACGATCCTAAAGCCGCAGCCGCTTTCTTCGCAGGGCGCAGCGAACTGTTTAAGTCAATCGTAGCGCGCATGCTCTACTCAGGCGCAGGGCCGGTTACTACCGGCACTGGCGCAAGCCTCGGCGCTGCACTGGGCGCTGAATCAGGACGTGCACCATGATCGAGTTTCTATTAGTCGTCATCGTAATCATC